GTTCTGATAATGATTTTCTATAAATAGCAATTTCATTTCCTGTATCAGAATAAGACATGTTAACCATATCACGAACCCTTCTATTTACTGAAAGGTTTTTAATACCCCCATCATTAGGCAGGGTTAAAATAGAAGGGGTTTCAATTTTTAAAAAGCCCTGATTTCTCCAGCTCCCCCTCATTTGTTTTTTTGCAGAACTTATACCAAAAGCATTAATAGCAAAATAGTTATCACTACTAGTATAAGCTATAGGATAAAAATCGCCTAATATAAATTCTTGATAAATATTTTTAGCATTTAAAATGCCTTTATTGATATTATCAGCTATTAATTTTGCTCTATGATAATGAATCCAATGTTTTATTTGTGCAGTACTGATATTATTTTCTGCACTATTCTGACCCCCATAAGCTAAATTCTTAATATTATATGCTATTTCGTTTAATGTAATCATTAGGCATAAATTAGGTTGTTACAAAATTAATTAATTTTTCTTTATAAAACAAAAATAGGCCTTAACTATTTCTAGTCTTAACCTATTCTTGCAGCAGGGAGCAAAAGAACTCTCTTTAAATATCATTTATTATGACGATGGGGTCATTAACCCTATATCCACTCTTGTCATTTTTTCTACCGCTAGCTGAACTATTTCTCTTTGATGATGCTCTTTAAAAGATCTAGGTTGTCCAGGTGTAGACGAGCCAGTAAAAGCTTCATTTAAAGTAGGTAGTTGCAGTGTTTGTATATGAACTGATCTTATAGGTATAGCGGGCAAAATCAGCAAATTATTTTCTAAATACGCCCAACATGGATTAGTATTAGAAGGTTTATTAAAGGGATCATCTGTATTTTGTACTTCTTTATAATCTCTTATTGATTTATTTTTTACAGATATAAAAGGTCCAAAATCAACATCTCCTACACCAACTCCCGCGTTTGGATTTCCTGTAGAGTCTAAAACTTCATCATAATTATAAAAGCTTACAGATACATGTAATACATATAAGTGCTGTTTTGGTAAAACGTATTGATTTCCAGATTCCCAATATCCCTTTGTAGACGTAAACGTATTTATGTCAAACTTTTCTGATAAGGCTGGATAGTCAATAGCTCCTGGAGCATTATATATAAGGGCTCCCCCTATAATCTCTGCCTTAGTTAATCCAAAAGTAGCATCGTTTATTAAGCCAGATAACGCAGACCTAGAATCTTCATCAACTAGCATTTTTTCATAATGCATGTTTACAAAATCTGAAATCGCAAGATTTAAAAATTTATCTTTTTCTTCTGATGTAAAATACGGCTGATCTGCTTTATCTAAAAGCAAATCTATTAATTCTTTAGCCTGGTCTAGCGTCATATATTATTTACTTTTTCTTATTACCAAACCATCCTTTAGGTTTAGTAGTTTCGTTTTCTAGTTGGTTAATAGTACTAGTAGACATAGTTTGTGGTTGAGGTGTTTCTTCAACAGCCACTCTTTCAGCTACAGGAACCTCTTCTACAGCTGGTTTACCAGTTCTTAACTGTCTTCTAAGCAGAGCGTATATATCTGCGTTTTCTTTTAACCATACAATTGCTTGTTCGTCAGCCAGTCCAATATTTAAAGACCCGTGTTTCCAAACACCATTAACATTTGTTAATACATTTTTTGCCACTGCTTTCTTTAAAAATATTCTGTACTCTTGATCTATATCATTTATTAATGATAAAAAATTATCTGGAGTTGTATTAGCATATTGAATAATTTTGGCTTTTAACATAGTATCTTCTATGTCTGAATCCATACCTATTAATATTGCTAAATCTTTCATGGCATTCATAGATAGGTCGGTAGCCTTTGTAATTGCTTCTGCGCTTTTTAAAGCACTTTCAGCATTTTTTTCATCGTTTGCTCTTAAATCTTCAATGGTAAATTTACCACTCAATAATGGATGATCTTTTAAAAATTCGTAAACTCTCTTGTCTTGTTTTTGATTAATATCTAAAGACACAACAGCCTGAAACATTTCATAGCCATCTGTCATTTGATCATTAATATCTACTAAATTTACATTTCTTCCCTGCCTATCTTTATAATTACCAAATTTACAGTAATTAAATTTATCAGGTCTTTTTGATTTGATTAATACAATGTGTTTTTTCATTTTCTTTCTTTTTAGTTAATACTCCCTGTTATTTATTGTGCACTTTTCCTCCTTTTCTTTCTTTTACTATATTTCCGTTTTCTATCCAAGTTTTGTTAGAAGATTCTGTTTTCCATTTAAATCCAGATCTACCTCCTATTGAAAATACTTGCGGACTTGGTTCTTTTACCAATTCGTCTTCTTTTAACTCTACTACTTTCCCGTTTCTTACTACTAGTCTTGTTTTCATTTTACAAATATAAGAATTTTGGGGGAACCGAAGCTCCCCCGAAACTCAAATTTACATTACAAACTACTATCCACTATGGTCTGCTCCACCATCGGCTACAGCACCTTGTACACAGTAATAGTTTGATCCATCACAGATAACTTCTGCCCAATCACCTAATGTTGCGTTTGAAGCAACAAAAGTTATTTTGTCAGAATCTGCAGCAATTGCAGTGTTAGTGTCACCCATTTCTATACCAACCATTTTGTCAGCAGTACCTCCGATAATATCTACATCGTTAGCACCTACTGTTCCTACAATGAATTTAGCATGCCAGCCAGATTCTGTTACAGCAGGTATTGTAATATCATAAGCACCAGCTTGTGATACGATAAAAACTTTACCACTATCTTCTGCTGTTAACTCTGTAGTTGCAGCTAATGGTTCTACGATTTTCGCAGTACGTAATTTTGGTACGTGGACCGCTTCTTCACCAGCAGCTAAGCTAGTTCCAGAAAGATCTGTACCTGTTAAGAATCCAGCTACCGCTGTTCTTAATTTGTTAAAACTAAATTTTAAAGCCATTTTAAAAATTTTTGTGATATTGGGGGGTTTTTATTTTTTACCCCCCCTTTATCTAGTTATTTACTAAGGTATTCATGCGCATAGGCTATCTATTCACAAATACCAATTAATTAATTATTATGCGCTAATTGCAACAGCAGCACATGCACTAACATTAGGCATAAAAATACTGTTGATATCATCGGCTACAATAAAAACACCTCTTGTTTCAGTTAAAACTCTACCAAGCTCTTTTAAGACCTCATCACCTTTACCAGTGTCACAAGTAATATCTGCAGTTCCGATTCCGTTATCGTCACCAGCAAATGATATTTCTATGTTAGTATCACTAGTTGCAGAAATAAATCTTATTGCATTACCAGGTATCATAATTTTCTCGTCAGCGTCTTTTATTAAAACTAAACAATTTTTCATATTTTCTAAATTTTAAAGGTTAATAATTACGATGCACTTAAGATACCACAAGACAATGGGTTTCTAACAATGATTCCAGTTTCTGAAAGCACGTGGCATTCAAATTTGTCATCAGCGTTAGCAGCCAACATTGCTTTTTGGTCATAAGGATTCACCATTCCAGCTACGTACTTCTTGATCATACTTCTGTTAACTCCTTCAGCTCCTTTAGTAACTAACTCAACGTTAGAAACACCAGAAGTTTTTCCGAAGTCCATAAATACCATCTTAGCAGATTCTTTTAATCTGTTGTCACCAAATGCATTAGTTCCACCAGCAGAAGAATGTAAATTAGGGTCATCAAATACAGGGCAGTGAGCAACAGTAATTTTGTTACCTAGCGCGCTGTAAGAAACGAAGTTAGCTCCTAAGCTAACATCTCCATTTACACCATTCATAGATCCACCAGTCATTGCACCAGCAGGAGCAACAATAAGGTCTTTCATAGCTCTGTGGAATGCTAATCTACCTTCAGTTCCAGTAAATACAACCCACTCATTACCTTCAGCAGCAGTTGCGTTTAATGAAATCTTAGCGATAAACTCAGTAATAATATCTTCTGTTAAAGATCCCATTGAATAAGATGCTTGGTTAGAAGAATCAATTTGAGCTAATAAACCATCTCCAGTAACAACTGAAGAAGCCATAGTACCTGAAGTACCTATAGCAGACGTGCTATAAGCTCCTGGTCTTTGGATAGAAGTGTCTGTAACAGACTTTCTACCATACCATCTTTGAAGCTCTTGTTGATACATAAACTCATCCATCATCATTTGCTCTTTAGTAAAGTACCAAAGTCTTGAACCGTTATTTTCAATCCAAGTTACATCAGTAAGGTCTTTACCAGTTACAGAACATTTCTTACGCATTGTAGTTAACCAATTTGAATGCGTAGATGGGTATACGTAGTTTTCACCTACATCAGCACCATCAGACCCGTTAGGGAATGCAGAACCAATAGAAGCAATAATAGCCTCATCAGCAACGTCAGTTTCTAATAAAGCTTGTGCAGAAGCGTCTACCATTTCAAATTTTACAATATAGTCTGTAGTTGCAGCAGAACCTGAAGTATTAGCAATTGGATCTTCTTTTACAATTGCAGTAGCTCCAGATTGAAATCTTACCATATCAAACTTATTTAAGAAGTTTCCTGTTCTACCAGTTGCAGTTCCATCTATAATGATTTCAAATACATCACCGTTTGCATCAGCACCATCAAGAATAATTCCTGTTGAAGATGTTGGTGAAGAAGTAAAAGACGTATCAGCAGATACACCTTTAAAGAAACCTGTAGAATATGATGGAGCATTGTACCTTCCCATCACTTTCCATTCAAAAGAGTTGTCCCCTAGGACTTTCTCCGATGCAAAACGACCAGTTCTTTCTAAAAGATAAGTCGCAGCATAACGAGGATACTGTTGAATAAGAGTTCTAGCAATCTCTGGGTATTGCATTAGAGCTGTATTCAAAGCATTCTCGGCAGTTGTTCCAGAACCATAAGTTCCAGTATATAAATTTGCCATTTTTTTTAAATTTATTAATTAAACACTATTTTACTTTTGTTCAATTAACTTTCAACTATGAGCAGACTTTGTCTTACTTTTTAAGCTTACTCGCTCATGAACGCTTTAGGATCAAACCCGCCTGACTTTACTTTAAAGTTAGATTTGCCTTTTCCTGAGTTAAGGTTTGGCGAGACTATACTATCCATAATAGCGGCTTTGCCGTCTTCTAAACCTTGAGAACGAAGAATCTTTTCAATCTGCTTACGATACAACATAAACATAGCAACATCAGCAACATTGGCGTGATTAGCATATATTTCTTTGTGCATATCGCCTGTAGCATATCTATAAGCTTCTTCTTTCTGTTTTTTTGTTACTTTTCCGCCCATGAACTCATTCATGTTTTTTATTTGATTTTTTAGCTCTTTCTTTGCGTTCTCTGCTTGTTTTTTTCTTTGTTCTTTTTCTTGTTCGGCTTGCTGGTTTGCTTGTGCAGTTTGTTGGTCAATAGCATTATTAATAACTCTTCTAATGCTTTTAGCCTTCATTTTCATCATACCAGAGTCCTCTAATTTATCTAAAGACTCCTCTATTTCTGCATCTTCTATTCCATCTGCCTTTAATTCTTCAGCTACTAAATCTCTGTCTGAAAAATTTAAGTATGATTTTAATTCAGCAACCTGACTGCTTACTGGAGCTTGTTGTTGTTGGGCTTGTTGTTGTAGTGCGTTTATAGCTTTTACAAACTCGTCTTTTGATGTTATCTCTACACCTAACTCTGCGCCAACTTTAGCCCAGTCTAATGATTCTTGAGCTGTTGGAGCTTCTTCAGTTTTTTCTGATCCTGAACCTTCCCAATCATACTCCTCTTCTTTTTCACCCTCTTCTTCGTTACTATCCCAAGACCAACCCTCCTCTTTTTCGTCACTATCTGACTTTTCCTCTTTAGCTTCTACCTTCTCTTTTGCTTGCTCAGCTTCACCTTCTGTTTTTTCTACTTCCTCTTCTTGTTTTTCTTCTTTGTAGTTTTCATCACCAGCAAAAGCTAATGGATTAAACTCGTCTTTCTTTTGTGTAGATTCAGTTGTTTCTACAACTTCCTCTACTAATTTTGATTCTTCTGCCATTTTATTTTAATTTAATTAATACTCCCAACTTGCAAATATACAAAATAATTATTATATTTTCTCGGCTGCTTTTTTGAGGCTGTCTGAACTTGTGGTTGATCCAGACTCTCTAGCCCTATCATTTTGTTCTTTTTTATCCTCATCTTCTTTATTTTTTCTTTCAATATAATAATCGGCTGCCTTTCTATCCATTTCATTTCTTTCTTTTGTGTCATGAATATCTCTATCTACATCAGCCTGTATTTTTGCCACTTCTAATCTAGATTCTGCACCTATTTGAGCAACTTTAAGTTTAGCCTCATTATCCATTTGTTTCAGTTGTGCTTCAGCCTCAAACTTAGCCTGCTCTATTTCAGCAGCAGCTTGCTGTGCTTGCATTTGCTCTTGCATAGTTTGCTGTTGTTGTTTTTGCATTTCTGTCATTGCTTGTTCTAACACTTTCTCTGCTTCAGTCATAGTGTCTGACCTTAATACTTTAATTACACCTAACATATCTATTGTTCCAGCTTGCAATGCAGATTGCGCTAATTGTTGAACTACTTGCTTCATAGAATCGTCCTTACCACTATCACCTACATAGATACCGTAATCTTGCAAGGCAATATCTGGCATAACATTTAAAAATTTGTAAGCACCATCTCCTAAAATCATTCCAGCTTTTTTACCTCCAGCCCAAGACACTTTCATTAGGTTGCATAATCTTTCTAATACTCTTTGCTTACACTCTCCATGAGAATAAAACCAGCTTTCTGTAATAGTTGCAGACTGAACAACACTTCTTTGTACATTTCCTACATATTCATATTGTCCTACAGCTCCTTCTCTTTGTCTTGTAACGCCTGAAATCTGACCAGCCATTTCCTCTAACATAACCTTTAAATTAATTAACTGCTGAACTGATTGTGAAAGCGTAAAGTCTACTTGCTGAAACTGATTAAAGGTTTGCATCTGATTTCCTTCATCTTTTGAATTAATAGGTATTATACCATCTGTTTTTAAATGATACAATACTTGTTGTATATCCATTCCCACATTAGTTGGTAATTGCGAAACATCATATACTACCGCCTTACCACCAGAACGAGCCATAGCAAGTTCTATTTGATAAACAACTATATTGTATAGCATTTGTATATTATCAAGCATATCTACCATAGACATACTATTACCAGTTGTATTATTTTTTATACATCCAACATAAGATAGTGGAGTTTTACCTGGATCATCTACACTTCTAACCTGATTATCACGTCTATTTGCATTTACTAAAATTTTACCACCTATCATAGTAGCTTCCCAAACATCATCCACCCATTTAGTTTGTATTTTTTCTCCTTTTCTTTTTCTATATGTATCTTTTACCATTTTTCTAAACGGCCTAGAAGGATCGTATTTATTGTCAGACAATTTAAACTTTATAGCTCTTAATGATTTCCACTCCGCACTAACAACACGTATTCTGGCTTCTTTTCCATGCGCTACATCCACCCACTCAAAACTACTATTATAGTTTGCTAAATCTCCACCTAAATAAAGATTTCTCATTTTGTCTAGCTCTAATAAATCATCTGTAGACAAACTATCTTTGTATTCGTCATTTATTTCATTAATTGACAGCCATCTTTCTTCTCCCACCCAAGTGGCGTCATCCAAATAATCTGAATGAAAAGAATCGTCAAATATTATATTTCTAGGGTCCACTCTTCTTGCGTAGGGGTCGCCATTTTGTATGCTTATTTTATAAAACTCTTTTCCAGTTACTAACAAGTCTCTAAATCCTTCTTTGAATACATCTTTTAGATTATATCTGTTTGTAACATACTCTAAACCATCTTGAGCTGTTTCCTCTATCATTTCACGATAGTTATACTTCATATACGTTTCAATATCTTCTGGAACTGGCATTCCTTGACCTTCCTGCAAAACATCTATATTCATTTGCTCTTGAATTTCTTTATGAAAATCTCCCAATAAATCTCTCATCATTAATCCAACCTTATGATCGTGTTTTCTTATTACAGCAGCTTTATTAACCGTAGTAACTTTCATATCTAAAGGCCTTCTTAACTCCTCACCTAATAATAAATCAATTTTTGGAGATATGATAGGATAGTTTACAAGTCTTGCGGGATAAGTTAGTCCATACTGCTCTGTTATATAAGAATAATCACCTTGACTTAAAACCCCATTATATATTTGGTAGTTTCTTATATCTTTTACTCTTGAGCTATGATAAGAGCCTCCTTCCGCGCCCATGTAGTTTGTTATTGCGTCTAAGACTTGTCTGCACCAGTCTTGTGTTTTGTCTTTTTCGGCAACCACCATTGATGGCATTGATTTGTATCTATTTTCCATAATTTTAGTTTATTTGCATTGGCACTCCGTTGTACCCCATTCTATAATATTTAAATCCTATATCTTTTGCTTCCGCCTCCCTTTCGCTTGCTTGCATTCTATAATTATCTATATTATGAATTAAGCAAAGACCAAAGGCTATAGCTCGGTCAGTATTTTGCAATCCATAATTAGCAAGCTCATCTATTAAATCTATGAACCATATATCTTCAACACTTTCTCTTAGGTAATCATCTATTAAATCTTCCATTAGAGCTTTTACCTGTTTATTCATATGCACACCATATCTATTCCTAGTTTTTGTGCCAGGATTGTGCGCAGATTCTGGTTTTTCTTTTAAATACTTTAAGGCATTCATACGTTTAAAGTAATCTAAAATACCAATCTTGGTATATTCCACTAACATTCTAGCATTATAATATACAGCTAATTTTAAACAACCATCCCAAAAATCCTCTTTCTTTTTTGGCCTATCTGTGTATTCAGCAACTACGTAATCGCTTGACATATTAGTATTTGCAAATCTACGATAAATTATTGCACTACCCAAAGAATCTGATGCTCCAGCTTGATCTTGGTCATAAGAATCAATCCCTCCTATATCTAAATTCTTGTATTCTGGCTCTGGATGTTTAAGTATTTTATATGGTCCATTAGGATGAGGTCTCCACTTCACTGTTGGATCAGCCTCTCCTAGTTCCCAATCTAAATAACCTCTTTGTATTTGACTCCTATGGTCCTTACTAGACAATATTCTTGATCTTTGTGCGTTTAATAAAGATATGTCAAATCTTGCTGAATGCGTATTTAAAAACGCCTCTTCTATTGTAAGCGGGTAGTTTTGTATATGTAAATTATACGCTTCATTATCTCCAGACCTTTGAATGTCATCTCTATCCGCTATTAATTTTTTCCTTGCACCCTCCTCGTCTTCTTTACCAGTTTGTATATCAAAAAATCCATAATACGCTTTAGATGCTGGTATAAAGACAGGAATTAAATTATAAGCGTCATAGCTGTAATACATATCCATAAAGTCTTTAGAAGCTTTAGATATATCTCCCCCTGTTCCCCCAACGATAGGTATACCAAACTGAATATCTCCATCCATAAAGCACGCCTTAGATGACATATAGGCATTTTTAAGTTTTTTAAATTCACCCGCCTCTTCAAATACCATTAAAGACACACGCTCACCTTTAAACACCTCTGGATTGTCCATTGTTCTACAAATAATAGTAGACTGATAACCTCCTGTTTCCCATTTGCCATCTTTATTCTTTTGCTTGTATCCAGATCTCATTATACCATCAGTGTCTTTAAGTACAGAGTGTTTAAAGTTAGGGTGTATACCATTAAGGCCTTTTCTGGTTTTGTCAAAAAATGCATCGGCTGTAGCTTGTAACCCTGCCGCTACGCCTACATCATTAAAGGGGTAAAATGTATATTCATGGGCAACAGCTCCAGAGTTCATATAAGAAAAGCCTTTATCTCTGGCTTTAATAACAATCATACCCTTGCCCTCTTCTTTGCACAACTCTATTGTGTCAAAATACTCATGGTCCATTGTTCTGTACCAAGGATGTATTAAAGTTTTACGATTACCTGATGTGCCATCATTACCAAGTATCATATAATAGTTAAGATAAAAATAATACTTACCAGATATTTTTTTCATGCCTTTTGGCTTGTAGCCATTCATACAACGATCAGTTTCTTTTGCCCAGTACTCTTGATAAGCAACAGAATCAGGATTTAAGTCTGGATGCCCATTATTTGGAATAGGCCTATATTTTTGTGGGTTAAATTTAATCTTACCCATACTTTAATTTTTTTGTTTTTCCTATACCAAACATACCAGCATTTTCTTCTTTTTTTGCTAACTTTGTATGATACCTATCTCTCAAATCTACGCCATGTAGTTTTTGAGCTAAATCATTATATTCGTTAGCCTTATTCATATCAGCCTTCTTATAATGTTTTTTATAAGAGTTGTACAAATATTGTAAATCGTATTTATTTTTTTTAGCCATTAGCTATGCTGCACTCTAAAGCCGCCTGTTGATGTTGGCATTTTACAGCCATCATTACAGTTCCATTTACGTAAAGATTTATTAATTCTAGAGTTAGGATCATTTCTTTTTTTAGATCCTGTTAGTTTCTTTTTCATACCGCTCATTCTTGCACAAAAAGAAGCCTTTCTAGATTTTCTTTTACCTTTTGGATTTTTTTCCGTAACAGGAGCTTTAACGCCAGCACTCTTACGGCCTTTAGCATTTAAACCGCCAGAAGGACTTTTACCTTCTTTTCTCTGCCAAACTGGAGTACTAGCCATGACTAATCGTGTTGCATTCTACCGCCATGACCGTATTTCATTTTCATACCATGCATAGCTTTATTTTTCATTTTCATGCCATACTTAGCCTTATTCTTTTTAGCACCGATTATTCTATCAGCAGCAGTTGCTTTTGGATTGTTGTCATATCCAGCTTTTACACTTAACATGCCAAACTCACCTCCCTTACTATACTTAAGCATCTTGCCACCACCTGCATAGTTTTTCATTTTCATACCTCCGTATGCTTTTGCTGTTTTAGCAGCATCTTTAAAATCTTGTGCGCTTGGAGCTCCAGGGTCTCCCGCTTTTCTCATTTTTTCACCACGCTTTCTTTTTGCGTGAATGTTTGCATATAAACCTTTTTTTGCCATTTTTTTATTATTTATTAGTTATTACATTTCTTTAATTTCCTTTCTTCTTTCCAAGAAAGATAATCCTTTATCCCCAGCTATCTTTTGTCTTTCTCCTCTCCTGTCTATTGCATCTAAAAGAGCTTGTCTTGTTTTAAGTATCTTTTCCACCCCAATCATTAGCTTTTGTAACAGCTCAGCATTCTCTTCATCAAGATGCATACTGTCAATAAGAGAGGTAAATTGATTAATCTTTTTATTAAAAGCTATCAACTGCTCGTCTAATGGATCAAATTGTAGTTCAGTATATTTAGAGCAAGCAGCTTTTAGCGTTGCATCTTTTACACCACTCCAATTATACGTGTCATATAAATCCTTAGAGACAGCCTTAACTCTCTCACTTTCACTATAATGCCTATATGGGCTTTCATAGTCGTAGACTAGGGCAACCCATTTGAGGGCCGTAGGCCCGAATTTTTCTTTCTTAATGAGTGTAAGAAATTCAGGAACTCCAGTTACACCATCATCGTCTTTAAATATGTCTCCCTTTCTGTTGAGATTTAACAAATACATTATTTCATATATTTAAGCTTCATCTTAAACACGTATCTTAAAAAATCTACACCCTCTGTACTATTATCATTTATTATTGTTTGTATATGATAATAAGGATTTTTTTCCATCATCCAATTGCTTTTTACAATTCTAAATCCGTGTCTTTTTGCTCTGCGTTTTATTTCCTCCTGTTCTTGCATCAGTTCTCCTAACCCGTCAAATATTTTTTCAAGATAATAAAATCCGTTTTTATTATATATTTTTCCTAAATCTTTATCTAATTTTTTCATTTTATTAATGACGATTGTTTAGTTCCAAATATACTATTTATTACGTTATTAACGTTAGGAATTTTATTAATATTATTTGTATCGGCTAAGTAAGGAGCCATATTCTGCTTATACATTAACTCTTCTTTTTTTGCTTTAATAGCGTCAGTAGAATCTTTAGCTAACATGCTTTTGTTAAAAAGATTAAGTTTTTCTTGTGGATTATCAGTTCCTGCCCAATGATTCTTTAGCCAAAAGTCTGCGGTAGACTGTTGTCCAGACCAGAGTTTACTAAAGTCAGATGTTGGGTGTTCTCTATGGTAGCCTAAAAATAACATTTTTTGTTGATCAGCATTTAAACTACTTACATCAACACTTTTTTTACCCTCCCATAGCTCTCTAAGCCATTGAGGAACAAATTGATTATTTCTTTCTAGATAATTTACTGTTCTATTTACAGCAAGGTTGCCGCCTTTATTTTCTCCAACCTCAAATTGAAAAAGACCTCTGCCTGGTCCTCCTCCTTTTTGTTGAGCGGAAGCACTCATTCTTTGGGCTGGCCCAGTTTCGTGAAAGGCAATATAATCCATAAGTTGATTATACTGGTCGGCAGTACCACCCTTATCTCTTATAATGAGCTGTAGTAATTCGCTGAGTCCTATTTCGTTCATTAGAACCTGCCGCCATTAAGATAGTTTTTTGGGTTACGCTTTCTATGATCGTATCCTTTTTCTTTCATATCAAGATGGTCTTGTAATTTGTTAGCCTTATATGCTTTTCCTGTTTTTGGGTCATACATCATATGTGGTTTAAACGCACCCCCTTTTGCCATTGACATTGCTCCTTTATTCATTGCGTTAGAAACTAAGCCGCTTAACTGGTTCATTGCTATAGCTTGGTTTGCTTGTTGAGTGTAATAACCACCATGATTATAATCTGGCATTTTCATTCCGTGTTTAGCATAATCTAATTCCTCCTCTACATTAGGAGTTACAAATGGATTTTCTTTTTCCCCCACCCAGTCTCCTTCTAGCAATCCTGCTGGATCTGAAGATTTTTTAATATTAGAAAGTACATCCGCTTTCCTTACATTTAATCCAGACATTACAGGTTCAGCTGCTTTCTGTATAGGATCTCTTTTTACTGTCTGCAAATTATCTTGTGGCATATTGAAATTGTAAGAATCTCTAGAAGGGAATAATACAGGTCTAACATACTCATTTAACAAATCTATTGCTCCAAACCCTAAAGATTTAGTTGCGTCTAACGCTCCCTCTATAAGTCCTCCAGCTAAATTTAAACCTGCACCCATAATAGGCTCAGTTACATTTCTAACCCCTCTTAAAATAGGTGTTGCTACATCCATTGCTAAATCCATTCCAGGCTCTAATACAGGTTTTATAACTTTATTTGCCTCTTTCATTGCAGTAGTTGCCACCTTTCCAGTGCCCTCAACTAAACCTCTTGAGCCGCTAGCTATTGTTTTTACCGCTGGAGTGAGAGCTTTGTCGCCAACAGTTCTAACAACATTTGTACTTGCCTGAGCTAATGGGTCAACCACATTACCAGCTACATCAAACACTGGATTTAATACAGTATTAAGGGGTTGTGTAACAGCTTTAACGGCACTAGTAACAGGTTTAAAAACGGATCTAAGAAATCCACCAAGTCCATATTCAGGAACATCATACATACCTCCCTTATTAAAACTAGTAACATTTTCTCCCATATACGGATTTAGTGCAATAAGCGGATTTGCATCCATATTACCTTCCACTTGTGCAGATCCACCACCTCCACCTGGGCCTTTCATACCTCTCGCTTGCTCAATAGAGGTTGCTGATATTCTATTTAAATTGCCAAACAAAGAAGCTAAGTTGCCCTGTCTAGACATTCCTCTTAAATTAGGCGCATCATCTACTGGTATATCACGATTAACTCGGTTTGCAATATTAAAAGATCTATCTATTGCTGCCAAACCTAAAGGTGCATTTGACATAGGAGCTTCTGCTGGAGGTAAATCTGTTGTAAAGTTCGGGAAGAATGCCATAGTATATTATTTTTTACAAAGATATAAAAAAAATTTTTTATTTTTCTGAGGGAGGGATACTATATGCTTAAACCCCCCGTTGCATTTCAAAACTTTGGATACCCTACCCTATTTTTTAGATTCTCAATTCTTTTACAACTTAATTATAGACAATATAATTATTAATTTAAATTACTTATTATGGACTATATACTATGGTTATTCTTACTATTCATTGGAATGTTTGCTAAATGCTTGGGTGCTTTGTTAGCATTTGGTGTAGCTTATTACATTTACAAAACCTATGCAGATAAACTAATTGATAAGGCAGATAAAATAATAAAGGGAGACAAATAGTCTCTCTTTTTTTCAATTTAGTATAAAATATGCGTATTGAAGTGTCAGTGTGATATAATCTATAACCCTTAATAATCACCCTTATAATAGCTATAATAACAGTATAATTACTCTAAGTTATTGATAATCAATCAGTTATTGTTTATTTATCATTTATTACTAATGTATAATATATGTTCTAATATATTTAGATGATTAATAATAATAACTAACTAATGAGTTGGCGAAGTTATACATTTTATTTGACATTGTCAAGCGTTTAGCAGTTTTTTTATTCAACTATAATTGCTTATAATATTTAGCTGACTAATTTTTTCAACTTAATAATAGATAACAAGAATAGAGTACAAGAGTGTGCGCGCTCTCCTCGTGGAAAGGTATATACATCATAGGTTTACCCTCTGTTCTTTTTTTTATTAACTTAAATCAAAACTATTATGAAAACTATAGGAATCAATTGCTCTTGTGGCAATACAGAAGGCTTTCAGCTTTCAAGTACAGCAGCTGAATGCACAAGCTGTACAACATTACATACAATTACAGATGAGCCTGTGTTCATCACTCGTAACATTACACCTTTACACGTAATAGAACAACGTGCTAAAGAGCAAGCAGTAATAGATATGTGGCTAGATGATCAGCCATTTATTGACTGGTCTACTTGCTTTGATATAAATAACATAAGAGTGGCAGTTTAGTCACTCTTTTTATTATCTTTGCAAACTTTTATAGAATGTTCCTCAGTGCTAATCTATATTGTCGTTAATTCTCTATTTAGCATTCTATACATAACGGGGCTTAGCACAGCCCCTTTTTTCAACTTAATAATAGAATAGCGAACGTAGTATTGCAAGCTATCCTCTTTTCAGTAGTGGTGAAAGATCCAAACTCTAGATATTGCCCGTAAAGCATATTGATAATGAGGCTTTAAACCATAGGGCTGATTAACTCGCATGAAATTGCCTATGAAATAACGCGGAGTACTCAATAGAGAGAGGTATACTATTCTTTTTTTAACTTAAAAATAACTAATCTAATATTAATCAAAACAATTAAATCATGTCAGAAAACAAAAACACATTAGCAAAAGGTATGTTCGTTAGAGAGCATACATTTGATTCAGGAACTAAAATTCTTAATGTATCTATCAATGTAGCAGATTTTTGCTCATTCGTTAAAGATAATATGAATACAGATTCTAATGGTAATCAATGGGTTAACCTAAAATTAATCCCTAACAAAAATGTAGGAGACAATAAACTATCTCATACGCCTATTCTTAATGATTACACTCCTAAAAATGCAGACAGAGCTTTAGATGCATTAGCAGAAGTGCTTAAGCCTAGCGTTGAGGAGAGAGAAATAATAGAAACTCCTACAAAGAAAACTAGAAAGAAAGCAACTAAAAAGGCTGATCTGCCATTCTAATGAGCATTCTAGGAATAGCATTCTTCGCTGCCATAGGTTATTATATCATAGTATATAAAGCCTTGGGCAGACGGAGACTAGTAAAAACTCAGACATTCTGGGATATATTATTTACATTATTACTACCATTATTATTTATTGGTACATTTAGTGGTCTAGCCACTGCTGTTATTGCAGGAGTATTATTCTCTATCTTTACGGCAATGACTCCGTCACCTGACGAGCCATAAAAATAAAGAGCCCTAGTGGCTCTTTTTTTCTACTTATTTATAACTAATCAAATACTTTTACTATGAAAAAAGAAATCTATGAAATCTCATCACAATATATGAAAGATTTAAAAAAATTATTGAAAAACAAAAAAATATCACAGTATGATATAGCCCATCAGTCATTTAGAAAAAACAATGCTGATTGGATTATTAAACATGTGAATAAAGCAAAGCTTACAATTACATATCTTAATGGAGACGTAAGAGTACTCCCTACATATAATGAGCTTATGCGTAGAGTTAGCTGGAGTAATAACGATTACAAATCAGCTAGACGTAGATTTATTAAAAGATATTATAGAATAGTTAATGCTTTTACTAAACATAAAAATAGATTTAAAAGAAATACGATAGCCAACAAACTTAATCCACAACAGATTAAACAGTTAGCTTCGCAAATATAATGATAAGGTTATTAATGTAATATACCCTGGACCCTTATCATAGAGTCAGGTCGGGCAACTATTTGTAGAATTAATAAAATTCATAATTAAAGTGTTCTAATTGCAGATAAACTTTAAACATAGCAAGTTGGCGTAAAACGTTCCTGACTCTAAACATAAGAAAGGAGGTTAGTAATTTAATTTTAATAACTCAGCGGTTATACTTTGTGTGTTGATTACAACTCCTCCTTTCTTTTTATTAATTAAAAACTAAAACAATGAAAGCAAAAAAAATAGGAAAAAACCTTACAAAATCATATAGTGAATGGAAAGAATATGTTAGCGATAGTTTAAAACAATCTAAACTTAAAAAAGAAGTTCCTAAAACTATAAATAAATTAAAAGATACTCTAAGTAAATTTGATGACAAATTCTTAGGTAAATACAATTATTTTCTTGATGTAAAATATTTAAGAAAAAAAACAGAAGAAATATATAATCGTAGTAAAAGTCTTATAAATAAATAATTATGGAAACTAATACAATTTCATTTAATGTTAGCAAAACTATTAACATCGGTAACTTTGAAGCTATTAAAATTAATTATGGTCAAAGCATTACAGTAGACCCTACAAGACCTATTGAAGAGCAAAGACAAGAATTAATACAAGAATGCTATGCTACTGTTAAAAAAGAAACAGCATTATGGACGTTAAAACACGTGCAACACGTTGATAGCAAAAAAAATACAACAATTTATAAAAGTAAAATAAAATGAAAAAAGAAAAATATAATTGGCAAAGAAGTAAAGCAGACATAGAAAAATACTGGACAGATTTAGTATCTAAAAATCTAGTCGGTAAAACTATAACAAAAGTTGAATATGTTGATGATGAAGAAGTAGAAGACAATATGTGGTATAAAAAACCAATAGCAATACAATTAGACGGTAAGCACTGGTTAATTCCTATGTCAGACGATGAAGGTAATGACGGAGGCGCAATATCAACTACTTTTAAAGATTTAAAAACAATACCAGTAATATTTTGAAATCATATTTACTTAAAAAACTTATAGCAGGCTACAAGCTTCATCCTAAACATTCTGGATTTGATCTTGTAGCTCTGCCTTATAAGTATACTAACGAAAAAATACTTGTTAGATATAGTGACAAGAAAATGATAATAGATCAAGATACTCCACTGCTTGGAAAACAAACGTTTCCAGATAAGTTTGGCAGAGATAAAACATATACTCTTTACTATTATCAATGGCAACCTATTAAAAATCAAATAAAATTAGAACTATGACAGCATTAGATGTAGAAAAATACATATGCAAAACATATGGAAAAGAAGCATTAAAACACGATCCACATGCATTAGCAGAAGCAATAAATCAAACACAACAGGATATGGATTATTCTGACGAGTGGCATTTATTTCATTTATTAATTGAAAACAGGCCAATACCATCTTTGTATACACATAGTTATGGGTTTCATACAGCAAATGGTAGAGGTATAATAGAAAGAATTAAAAGTTATTATTATGAAAACATATCAAGTAGCAATTAACAGAACATATACAACATATATTACATTAAAATTTCCAAATGATGGTAGAAATCATATGGACATTATTAGTGAAAAAATAAACAAAGGCGATCAAGACATATGGGATTTAATAGCTGAAAAAGAGCTAGAACAAATGGAAACTAGTAATGAAGACTGGGAAATATCAGAATTAACAAAATAAAATAAATAATTATGGGAACAAGAAGTTTAACTTACATAGAAGAATCATGGGAAACTGCGGTTGCCGATGAAGAAAATAATAACAAAGTACATAAAACAACACAAAACATACTTTGTATGTATCGTCAGTATGATGGCTACATGAGTGGTCATGGTGCAGAACTTGCTGAGTTTTTGCAAGACTTTAATATCGTTAATGGTATGAAGCTAAATGATCCACCACGCACTGCAAACGGCATGGGGTGTTTAGCAGCACAATTAATTGTACATTTTAAAGCAAGCGCATGTAAAGATGATGGCACGCCAACGTCTGAACCAGGCGGTATATATGTATATCATCCTGAAGCTAAAGATTATGGTGAAGAATTTACTTATACTATTTATACAAAAGGCAAAGGAAATATATATATTCGTGCTTATGATGTATGGGCAGAAAAAGTTATATTTGATGGTACTCCAGAAGAATTATTAACTAAATTAAAATTAGATTATGCTTAATACAGAACAAATTTTAGAACAAAATGGACTTAACTGGAATGTAGTTAAAAAGCCATTAATATATGCAGGCGAATGTACGCCTGAAGCAAATAATGGATTACATCACACTCCATATTATGGCATAGTAAGAGAAGATACAGGTGAAGTATTTACTACAGTATCAGAAAGTTATGAGCCTACACAAAATCATACAATTATTGAAACTATGCAAGAGATTGCAGAAGATAATGAATTAGATATTGTAAAAGCCATACCATTACATGGGGGTAGAAAAGTTGTAGTTCAAATGAAACGTCCTGATAATATAAATGTTATTGGAGGGGAAACAACAGAAGAGTATATTTATGCAATTAATGGACATGATGGTAGTTCTTCATTAAAATTTGGCTTTATGAATAAAGTAATATTTTGTCAAAATCAATTTGCATGGTTATCAGGTAATGCTTTTTCTGGCTATAGACATACAAAATCTATACAAAATAAAGTAAAACAATTGCCTAAAATAATTAACTTTACAGATCAGTATGATAAAATTGCTGATTTAAAAGATTTTGCTGAACAATCTGCTTCACCAAGCCTTATAATTGATTTAGTTAATTATTTATTTAACACAGACAGATTAGCAAAAGATGAGGATATTTCTTCTAAAAAGTATAATATGATACATGACATAACAACATGTATAGATGCTGAAATGAGTAGAATATCACATACTAAATGGGGTGTTTTTAATGGTGTTACAAAATATACTACACATAAAAAATCATCTCCTAATAGAAAAAACGGACAACAAGAGTCTATACTAACAGGATCTTGTGGTAAAATGAATGAAAAAGCTTTTAAGTTTTTAAAAGCATACTAATAGAAGCGAGGGGGTTAACACCCCCTTTTTCTACTTATTAATAACTAAAAAATAAAATATGAAATTAATAGTATTAGATTTTTTTAAAGACATAACCTATATATATACAATAGGAAAAAGAATAAACGATACTGATGTGGAGGCGTTGTTAAAAGATATGGGGCATCGCCCTTCAAATTGCCAATGGATGTTGACACATAACGAAATAATAATAAAATAATGAACTATGATAAATGGAAGTTAAGCAACCCAGTAGATGATGGTTATGGATATGACATGGTATCATCATGTTGCGGTACACACTATGACGAAGACGAAGATAACGTTACATGGTGCGCAGACTGTGGTAATGATTGTAATATAATAGAAGACTACGAATACGAAGCTATACGTAGAGAAAATTATTTGGAAGAAAGGGCAGACGCTATGCGAAAATATAAAGAATAATTTTATATTTGTTAGCTTAAACAAAATCGTATGGACAATAAAACAATAGAAAAAACATTACTGGGCAAACTTATAGTTGATCCAGAATTAATAGACAAATTTTCACAACTTTTACACGAAAATTTATTTGAACACGATTTTCACAGGTCTACATATCACGCCCTTATAGAGTTAAAAAATAAAAATAGGCCTGTAGATCTACTAACTGTTTCTAAGCTAATTAAAGGCGACAATGTAGTCTTAGAATTATCATATATGACTGACAAAGCTTATGATTTTATGGAGGTTATTACATGTATAGGAGTTTTAACAGAAGCGTTTCAAAAAAGAACCTTAACAGGAATAGTACACAATGTCCATAATCAATTAACTAATCAAGAAGAGTTAGAATTAATTATTGGAAATTTAAATACAGAAATTTCTAAATTACAGCTTGGGTCTCCTGAAGTTTTAGGCGATATAGGAACGCAAATAAAAAACTTTTTAGACGACATAGAAAAAAGAATGAACACTGATGGATTGCTTGGTATTGCTTCTGGATTTCAAGATATAGACAGATTTACAGGTGGCTGGCAAGAAACAGATTTAATTATAGTTGGTGGAGCATCATCTATGGGTAAAACAAGTTTTGCACTTGCACTTGCTTATAATGCTGCAAAATTTACAAATACATCAACTGTAATATTTTCTTACGAAATGTCAGCTATACAGCTTTTAAGAAGATTGGCATCTATGGAGTCTGAAATTAGTAATAAATATATAACTAATGGAACGTTAAACTCTGAAGAATTAGCTAAAATACACAAAGCTATTGGTAATATAGAAAATATACCACTTCATATAGACGAGGGTAGCGTTACTTCTTTAGGTTATTTAATATATAGAATAAAAGAATATGTTAAAAATAAAGCTGTTAAATTAGTAATGATTGATTATTTGCAATTAGTAAGCTCTAAAAATAAAGCTGGTAGTAGAGAGCAAGAAGTTAGTAAGGTAGCTAGAACGCTAAAAAATTTAGCTAAAGAGTTAAATATTACAGTAATAGCACTAAGTCAACTTAATAGAGGTGTAGGAATGAGAAACAATAGTAAACCAACATTGTCAGATCTTAGAGAGTCAGGAGAAATAGAACAAGCAGCAGATGTAGTTATGCTTATATATCGTCCTGAGTATTATGGTATAGAATTTAATGACGATGGAAAAGAAAGCAAGGGTACCGCCAACATTATATTTGCAAAAGGCAGAAATATAGGCGTTGGAGAAGTTACCTTAAGTTTTAAAAGTGAAATAACAAAATTTATAGATTATGAAAAAAATTAGTTTGATAGGTAAGTATCCTATTATATTTACTGTATTAATAGCTGCTATTATTTTTGTCTTAGGACCTATAGTATTTGCTTTAATTATTGCAGGAATTATTGTACTTCCAATGTATTTAGCTGTTCAAATACTTGGAGATTCTGAATAATATCGTATATTTGCCCTAATATGGACAAGAAAAAAAGGGGCATATCTAAAGTAAAATCAATTATAAATGAGATTGCTTACGATTTAGGAATTGACAAAAAACTTGTTAGACAAGTATTGCTTTTAACATTTAAAGAATTAGCTGTTACTTTATTGCTTAAAGGTAGACCTGTTATGATAAGGAGATTTGTAAAATTTGTAGTAGCTGCAGTAGCAGTCAAGAAAATGAAAAAATCAAAACAAAAAGAAACATCAGAATGAATTTAAACGATTTAAAAAAAGAACTACCGTATAAGTGGCGTGTACAGTCCACTAAATATGGAAAAACAACCTGTGTAGCGTACATAGACGCTAGAGATTGCCAAGACTTACTAGATGAAGTATGCGGTCCAGAAAACTGGCAAAGTATATTCTATGAAGAGAATGGCTTACTGTTCTGTAAAGTAGGCATTTGCTGTGATGCAAAAGATAATGAATCTGAAGTAGCATATCACCAATGGGTGTGGAAATCAGACACAGGATCAGAATCTAATGTAGAAAAAGATAAAGGGCATGTATCAGATGCATTTAAACGTGCGTGTGTATCATGGGGAATAGGTAGATTCTTGTATAGACTACCAATACAAACTTTAACTACAAAACAATGGAAGGGTAAGGACTATCCTTATGCTCCAGAAAAAGATAAAATTATATTTGATGGCGATACGCTTACAAAATATATTAATTGGAAAATTAAAAACAATAAATAACATGGGACCACAACATAAATGGAACGTAGAGCAAATGCTAAAAAAAGCGCACGAAAAAAAAGAATATTCGTCTGCATTACCAAAAAACAGTATTAATACTCCGTTAAATCCATCAATAGAAGAGCTTCTTCCAAAACTAGATCATTATCGTGAAGAAAATGAAAGGTTAAGAAATAATAATGAAAATTATAAATTAGATTTAATAGAAGCTAGACAAAAATTACATAATATATTAGAAATTATAAATAAATAAATATGGCACTACCATTTAATTTAAACACAACAACAACAGGAAGGGCAAAAGGTGAAAAAATAGAATATATTGAACCAGGAGCCCATGAATGTAAAATTACAGGCTTAACAACTTCAGAAAATTTAGAAAACTACAATGGATCTCCATTTATACAATATGCTGTTACAAGTAATGGCAAGGTTGGTAGATGTAGATTTTGGGTGGTTAAAGAATCTGACAAAACATCTACAAGAGAATGGAAAACAAAACAAATAAAAGATTTTCTTGTAAATGCTGGAGTAAGAGATTTTAGTGATGATAGTAAAGCAATGAATGATGCTATCGGAAAAAGTCTAATGTGTACATTTATATCTGAAGAGTATATAGGTGTAAACAAAGAAAATGAAGAGCCAGTTATAAGAACTGCTACTAAATATAGATGGTCTGCAAAAGTTGGAGGTAAATGTACATATAATAATGATATGAACAAAACCTTGACTAATGAAGAAATGGCTGATTTTACAAGCAAACACGCTACATGGGGCAGACAAAATGCTATAGTGCAAGACGCTGCTAATGATGAAGACATGCCGTTCTAAAGATATATAAATGAGAGAGATAACAGATCCCTAGGATCAGGTAAGTGTCCTACTAGATAGGTTAAACTTTTAAGATTTAAGTGCGCCAAATTCCAAGGGTGAAACTCTCAAATTTATTATTATCTTTGCAATATGGCAGAGATTTTCATAGCAGGAAATGTCCCATCTAGTAAAAACGGAAAACGATGGACAGGAAAGTATTTAATTCATTCTAAAACAGTTATGAATTATATAAAAAAAACAAAACAAGACTGGATTAACAACAAAGAAAAGTTTATAGAACAAATAAAAGACAAGAAAATGCCATACAAAATAGAATTTACATTTATAAGAAATAGCAGAAGAAAGTTTGATTATATAAATCCTTGTCAGACTGTTCAAGACTTAATGGTTACATACAATTATATAGATGATGATAATTGTGATTGCGTAATACCTAGCTTTGGGGAATACAAATACGATAAAGAAAATTCAGGAGTAAAAATTAAAATACTATGACACAAAATCAAGCTTTATTAGACTTTTTTATTGCATATTGCAATAGAGTTGATTTAACTATAGAGCAATTATATTCTAAATCAAAAAAAAGAGAATTAGTAGAAAAAAGAATGGTTTTAGTTTATGTTCTAAGAAAGTCAATAGGAATGACTTTTCATAATATAGCTAATGCTTTAGAAAAAAATCATGCAACTATGATACATGCGGTAAAAAGTATAGAAAATTTTATAAAAGTATATCCACATATACAAAAAATGTATGATATGGCAGAAGAATGCTTAATTGATCATAAACAAAATCTAATAGAATATTATAATTCTCCAATTTTAACAGAAATAGAGAGAAATAAACAGCTAGTAGATATATTATTAGATAATAATGATAGATTAAAATTACAAATAAAACAACTTAAAAGTGAATTAAATGGCGTTAAAGAATAAAAAAGAAAAAATAAAAATTATGGGAGTTCAATATAAAGTAGAAAAACCTATATCTGAAACAATGAAAGCTATGTCAGATGCTTTAAGATCGCATGAAGTAGCATTACTTACGTGGGTTCATAAAGATTACGACAACAATGGTAAATTTGACGACCAAGACGTTGAAGAGTTTAGAAAAAGTCTTAATGAATATTGCTTGCAAATACCAGAAGCAAGTAATATTTTAAAAAGGATGGACGAACTTGATAAACAAGTAGAAAAAGAAAACAAAGAAAAGGAAAGTAAAAAAGTTCAAAACAAACAAGAGAAAGATTCGGGAGCAAAAGAATAATTTACTACTTTTGTAGAACTTTCTTGTCCATGTTCACATGGTTTTTGTTTTGATTGCATTGGGGCCTTCCTTCGGGAAGGTCTTAATGTCTACAAAGTAAAATATGAAATTAATAGAAAATCACAACTTAACACAAAACAACTATTATAATGATACAGAATATGTGTCAAATAGTATGTTAAACAATCTTACTGGTAAATCACCAGAATATTTTAGGTTTGTAATGGATAATCCACAGCCTAGCACGCCAGCTATGAAATTTGGATCAGCATTACACATGAATGTATTACAGCCTGAAGAGTTTAATAAAAACTATGCAGTAGCTCCAAAGTTTGATAAACGAACTAAACAGGGCAAGGCAGACTATACAGAATTTACCAACAATAACATGTTAAAAACTGTTATATCAGAACAAGAATATAACCTAATAGAACAAATGACTCAAAAAATAATGAGAGATTCTGACGCTAAATTATTGTTAAGTAATGGTATAAAAGAACACATTATAGCTTGGAAAAATGAAGAGTATAATGTAAAATGCAGAGGTATGCTTGATGTATATAATAAAGATGCTGATATTATAGTAGATCTTAAGACAACACAAGATAGCTCTTATTATGGCTTTGCAAGCTCTGTAAAGAAGTTTAAGTACTACAAGCAGGCCGCCTTCTATATGGACGCTGTAAGGGCTCAGGAGTTCTATATTGTGGCTATAGAAAAAAATCCACCATTTAGTATTAATATAATACAATTAGGAGATAATCTTATAGATATGGGTAGGGATTTGTATAACACCGACCTAAAAATATATAAATATTGTCTTGATAATGATTATTGGCCTAGCCAAGGATTTGATTATCTTGACAAGAAATCAGAAAGAACTATACATATAATGAACGAAGATTATCTCCTAATTGT